CCTCCTGTACGATCGCCGCGCGGTCTGGCGGCAGGGGGTCACCGAATACCACGGACGGCTGGAGCGGCAACGACTGCCAACCCTCGTACACCGGAAACCACATGTTCAACAAGTCATAGAGCGCTTGCGCCCACTTGGACGCCATCTCCGCCTCGCGCTCAGCGTTGGCTGCGAGCGTTGGCATGAAGTGGATCCGGAGCGCCACGCCAGAGAGCGCCACGTCGGACGGCACCTGACCGGAAGCCACTGCAGGCGCACCATTTGCGCCACGCGCCGTAGACGTCAGGTAGCTGATGTGATCCTGGTATGGCTGGACGGAGCCGACACCGGGCACGCGCCCGAACGTCCCATCAGGCTCCAGCTCCGCGATGGATGCCGGTCCAACGACCCAGGGCACCTCCTCGCCCTTCTCGTTGCGCGACTTGCCGGACGTCGTGTAGTACACGCCCAGCCCGTCCATCGCAACCGTCAGGTCCTCATCCGAGACATTCTGCACGATGCCTGCGAACACCGTCTCCAGGCCCTGGATCTCAGAAGTACCAAAGCGTCCAACCTTGCCGCCACGCCGTCGGTTCCGGATGTGGTAGACGGGCAACGTGGTGATCCGGGCATCGAGCGCGAAGCCATCCAGCGGACTCTGCTGCGCGTCCGCAGCAGACACTGCCCAAGACGGCGGATCGACCGGGCTGAGATCATCGCCGGTCCTGTCGTCCCAGCCGTCTGCCTCAAAGAAGCCAAGCCGGTAGAAGATAGTGCCGACCGGCGCGCCGTTGAAGTTGGCTGAGTCCTCCTCGGTGAGAACCTTGCGGTACTCGATGCGCTGGATGACCTCCTCGTCATCGTCATTGAGTACCACGGATACCAAGTAGCAGCCCAGCATCCGCTCGCCATCAGACGGATCCCAGATCGGGAAGAACTGCTCAGGCTCCACAGTCCCGAACCGCACCCGGCTGCCCTCCGGCTTGGAGGTGTCAGCTGTGATGTAGAGGATCGAGTCACCCTTGATCAGCAGCCAGCGCTTGGAGGCGAGGAACTTGATGCCCACCTCCTCACGCGCCCAGAAGCTATTGAAGCGCCCTTTCCACTCCTCCATCTGGTCATCGGTGACGGTGAAGCCGGAAATTGCGCTCCACACTGTCTCCATACCCTGACCGAGGTAACGGTTGGTGGCCTCGATGATGTCGCGGACAATCGGCACCATCCGACGCGACAACGGATCGTCGTCCGTCCGCAGCAGCGCATCGTAAACGGTCGGAAGATTGTCCCAGATGGCTTGGTACGTAAGGTATGCGCGCACGCGCAGGATGTCGTCGTCAGCGATCACGTGCCCCGGCACGGCCAGCTTGAGCGGCGTTGCGGTGTCATACGGACTGGTGGCAGCGGTGGCCATGGCTCACTTCCTCAACTCGACATGCGACTGACGCGTTCCAGTCCGGTACGGCTTGCCGAAGAGTCCGACCATCAAGCGGCCCAACGCTTCTGGCGTGTGGTCATCCTTCTTTTCCGGTAACTCTGGTGCGCTCCGGCCCTTCTCCTGTGCCTTGGCCGCATCCGGGTACTTGTATTGGCCGTGCTCCCGGATGAAGTTGACGCACTTGCGGTTCACCGTGAGACCAGGCCCACCCGTAGAGGGTATCGGCTTGAGAAAGCGCCGGATCCACTCGATGCGATGAGCGATCGGTCCGCCTGTCCCCCGTCCGGCCCGCAGCTGGAGCTTGTCGCTGATCTCGCGCGTCCTGTCAGGCTCTGCGGGATCTGGGAAGAACTCCCTGAGGATCGAGGGCCGCAGTCCGCGAGCGTAGATCTCGTTGATGGCCTCGCCGGTTGTCTTGCCGGTCTCGTAGTACTCGTCCACAATGTGGATCCGCTCATGGTGCGGATCGACCTGGACCAGCAGCCACACGAACGGGTTGGTGAATCCGTAGTCAGCGCAGGCGTACGTCTCCCAGCCCGGATTGAAGCCAACGTCGTTGACGTGGATCTCTTCATCAAAGTCCTTGAAGACACGTCCGGCAAACTCGTTGAACAGCGCCTCGATCTCCTGGTTGAACATCTCAGTGCTCTGGTCCAGGAACAGGCTCCAGATCTCAGGGTCGATGCCTACGGGCGAGGGCGGTAGCCCGCGCTCATTCGCATAGAACTCAACGACTTCAATCCAATCCCGCAACTTGCCCTCGCGCCGGGCGCGCTTGGCGCTGTTGAGAAGTGACTGGTTCACGCCCTCCGGGTAGACGTACGGGTTGATCCATGACGGAGCGCGCCAAGACCTCCAGTCGGAGCGCGAGGTGTCCTGGCCCTGTGCCCACAGGTCATAGAACCAATTGCGGCCCTCAGGCGTTGAGCCGAAGTACGTCCATCCGCCGAAGTCAGCCAGTGTCGGCCGGATGTACTTGATCCAGACGGACGGCTTGAGCTTGGCCGCCTCCGAGAACACAGCACCCGAGAGACCTTCACCAACTAGCGTCTGCGGATACTGGGCCGACTTAGCATGGATGACGAACCGACCGCCTAGCGCCTGGATCCGCATCTGTCCGGACTCCGGGTTGTTGTAGCTGCCCGGCCTATCGAGCTTGATTCCCAGCGTTTCCAACGCATTCCAGCAAACCCGGAACTCCTTCTCGGAGTCGCTGTATGTCGGTCCAACAATCCAGTACTCACGGCGGAGTCCACGCCGCTTGAGCTCATCCAGCTCCACGAACGCACGCAGGTACTCCGGCACCAGCTTGTGTCCACCGATCTGCGACTTACCCGCACGCCGCCCGTACGACACCACCTGGTTGCGGGTAACGTCATACAGGATCTCGCGCTGCGCGTCATGCGGCGTCCAAAGCGTCTGCTTCCAGAAGCTGTCATGGACCTTCCGCTTGGCAGGCGGTGTGCGGAGGAGGACCGGGCTAGTCAACGGACAGCCGATCCATGTAGAGGGAGCCGTACCGCGCCAGCCCGAGCGCACGCGTGACCGGAATGTCGTTGTCCTTGAAGATCACGTTAGTCATCGTGACCTCCTCGCCGTCCTTGACGCCATGGTGCGTACAGATCACGATGTACTCAGCTGGCATGTAGCGGTCCATCAGCGTTGGGTCGTCCGCGTAGGCGCGCATCACGGCCTCAATCGCAGCCGTCAACGCCTCATCGGCGGCAACCTGCTCATCAGTCCTTGCCATCGCTGGGCTCCTCCTTGCCGAAGAGGTCCGCCAGCACCTGCTGGAAACCGCTGCCTGCGTTGATCTCGATCTCAGCGGTGCCCTTCACGCCTGCCCGGTCCAACACGGAGCCGATCGCTGCAATGCGGTCCTGCGAGCGCACCTTGAAGCCTTCCTCGTCGCGTGTTGCGGTCAAGCCGATCAACCGGAGCGCCGCAATCTCAGACGCCTCCTGTAGTCGCCGGTGCGCGGCTGCCACAACCTGCGGAATCTTCGCACCGTGCGCATGGCAGACCACGCCGCCCTGCATCGGGAGCGAGAGGCAGGGCCGAGTCAGCCGCTGCCAGTCGTTGTCAGCGATGTACATGCCCGCCTCGTCGCGGATGTAGGCGGTGCCGTTACAGCGCCGCTTCCCACGATAGTATGGCAGGTACCAGTCCGCGTCCAACTCACCGGCGTAGCCGTCCCACTGGTAATTGAACTCGAACAGGCAGTCAAACGGCCGGTCCTCCTTCTCCACAGCGAACAGCAGCCCGGCATCCAACTGCTCATCGAGCCAGTTGATGTCGGGTCTTGTGTTCTTCAGCCCTCCGGAGTTGGGCATCAGTCAGTTCCGTCCGTCGGCTTGGAGTGCACCTCGCGGATCTTATCGGCTACCCAAGCCTCAAGCTCCACGAGGGCACGCGTGTCGTCATATGGCCCCGCAGCGGCAATCCGGCCCTTGGCGAACATCGAGACCTGTGTGAGAGCGGCATGCGCTCCGGCGATCCAGGAGTTGGTGTAGTCCTCCTCCGTTCGCGCCTCACGCATCACCCGCGTCTCGACCTCGCCAGCCAGCACCAGGCCGGTGGAATCAAAGCCTTCCGTTGTCATGGCCATGTACCCAAGTATGCCGTAACGTGATCCGTCAGCCTGGCGGTTATGTTGGCGTGCTTTCGAGTATCAACGCCATTAACTACCCAAAGCGTTTGCAGCGTCGCCGTGACATGTGCCCGCACTGTCCAGGGTGTGTCGAGAAGTGCGCTGATTTGGCTCCTAAGCGTCCAGGGCGTGTCGAGGGTAGCCGAGACCACCCCTCGCGTGGCCCATGGCGTATCGAGCGTCTGGGCCACCTGCGACCTGCCGACCCAGGGGGTGTCCAGGGAGCGGCTAACGATCGCCCGCACAGCGTACGGCGTATCGAGCGTGGCTGTCACAGCGTTCCGGACGACCCACGGCGTGTTGAGCGTGTTACTCACCGGCGTCGTGGAGGTGAATGTGCTCGTCGAGTTGCCGTTGGTGCCGTCCCAGACCCAGCCGGAGGTGTCACCGTCGCCATAGGTATCGAGCGCGCCAACCTTTTCCAGTAGCACGCCGGTCATGCCGTAGCCGACCGCCAGCGAGTCCCACAGGACATAAACGCCGGTGGCGAGCGCAGGCGCGGCTGATGCGGTGATGGAGAAGCGCGCGGTAGTGCCTACCGCTCCGGTGGTG